CGAGAGCGATTTTTGGTAATGCGGTATTGCAAAGGTAGGTTAAAAATCGGATATTTCACGCACCCGGCAAAAATGATTTCGCAAAACAAAGATTATGTTTTTGGTAATTAAAAAAAATCTTTTTACCTTTGCAGAACAAAAGATTAACAGCCTACCCAGAGGGATATCGGGAAATGATATGAAAATAAAAGAAAGTGAACAATTAAAGATGTTGGCGACCGAAAGCGGGAAAACAGCCAACCAAGTATCCGAAACAATCGTTACGGAGTTAATCAACAAACAGATTATCGAGAACATAAGCGACAATTGGGGGTTCCCGGTCGCCGATTGTTACGAACGGGATGTTACCGTTGTGGAAATGGTGGACGTTATCCGGGCAATTGGTATTTACCCGGTTCGTTCCGTCCATTTGGACGCCCTGTTGGAACGTGTATTGATTGGCGACGATGATTGCCCGGAGTGTGGCGGGGAAATGGAGGTTACAGACGGCGAGTATAGACGTACCGGAGGCGACGGATATTTGACCCCGCCGGAATATAGCCCGATTTGGGAGGAAAAAACGTGCCGCAATTGCGGATACAAAGAGAGCAACGAACCAAGTTATTAACAAAAAAATTTAAGTTATGGCATTGAGATTAAGAGTAAACGAAGCAATCGCCCGTTCCGAGGCGAACGGGAAAAAGGTTTTGAAAAAAGACATTGCCGCCCGTCTTTTTGAGGGTGCAAGCGAGAGCGCACAACAGGTAAATATGACGAATTTATGTAACGGCACGACCAAACGGATTGTCCCGGAATGGGTCGTTATTCTTTGCGAAATGTTGGATTGTACGGCGGATTACCTGTTTGGCATGGAGGGCGGAAACAATGAAAAGTAAGTTTATCGAATGGTTGGAAGCCGCCGCCGAAACCATGTTTTCCGGGTTGTTTCAAGCGAAAGCCCTAATTGTTACGTTTGGCGCATTGGGGTTATGTTGTTTGATTGGCGCATTTTGGAACCCGTGGCAATTGTTATTTGCGGCAATGTGCGCCGCAATGGTATTATGTGGAATTTCAGAATATAAAAAGTACAAGTAATGAGAGCAAAGAGCGATAAACCGGGCGACCCGGTAAAAGAGGTTGCGGGAACCGTCGGCAATGTTGCCCCGGATATGTTCCCGGAGATTAACGAGGAACAACAAACAATTATTCCCCCGTTCGTTGATGTTCAACCGGAACAACCAACCGGAGTGTTTGAGATAATACCGGGCATGACGGTTGAGGAAATGACGGCAATGTTTTTCGACGAAAAAACATTGATTGAACCCCCGTATAAGGTTTGGCAGTTAAACAGCAAGGGACACCGATATTATTACCGATATGACGACGCCGGGAACCCGGAGTTTTTCCCGTCGGTTACAACCATATTGTCCCAAACATTACCCAAAGCCCCGCACCTTATAAATTGGATTGCGAACAAAGGCATTGAGGAAGCCGAGCGATACAAAGGCGAACGGGCGGCGTATGGAACGTTTATACACGCCGCATTTGAGGAATTATTGATTAACCGGGCGTATGATTTGGACGGACTGAAAGGCAAACTAAAAGAATACATTGAGGTTTACCGATTGCCGGACGACTTTATTTATTACGCCGACGATTTGAAAAAGGACGTATTGGCGTTTGCGCAATTCGTATTGGATTATGATGTACGACCGTTAGCCGTTGAAATTGCGTTGGTACACCCGTATTACAAGTACGCCGGAATGATTGATTGCCCGTGTACCATGCGGGCAAAGATTGGAAGCGACGACCGGATTAACGCAATTGTCGATTTCAAAAGCGGGCGAAAAGGTTTTTACGAGGAAAGCGAAATACAATTAGGAATGTACCGGGATATGTGGAACGTCAATTTTGAGCAATTCCCCGTTACCCGTATTTTCAATTTCAGCCCGAAAGATTGGCGCAAAAAACCGTCGTACAATCTGAAAGAGCAAACCGAAAGCCCCAATATACGGAAAATCCCCTATCTGTTGGAGATTGCCGCCATTGAGGACGAAAAGCGGGACAACACGTTTACGGCGGTTAATGGTATGGTTGTATTGGACGACGCCCCGGATTTGTCCCAAAATGTAATATCGTTGTCTTTGGCGGAATTGATTAAAACGAAAGCCCCCAAAGAGGCGACCCCGGACGAAACCACGGACGCCGCCGATACCGTCAAAGCGGATGCGGTTGCCCCGGAACAAACGCCGGAACCGGAGATTAAGAAAACAAAGATTGTGAAACGCACCGGGAAAACGGCAAAGGAGGCGGAAAAGAAGCCCGCCACGGGGCGAAAGACGACAAAACGGAATATTGTACCGGAAAAGGAACAAAAGCCCGCAAATGCGCCAAAAAAGCCCAAAAACGAGAATAAGAAAAGATTGTTGAACGACGACCCCGAAATATGAAAACGATAAAAAGATTTGATTGCTATTTGATAAACAAAAACGGCGTTGTTTTCTCTAAAATAACGGGGAAAGAATTAAAGCCGTTTTTGCGTAAGGGTTATTTGTGTGTTTGTCTTTATAATTTTGGCGTAAAATGTACTATATATGTTCATAGATTAGTTGCCGAAACGTATATTGATAATCCACTAAATAAACCATGTATCGACCATATCGACGGGAACCCGTTTAATAACCATGTGGATAACCTGCGTTGGGTTACACATTCGGAAAATAACAATAATCCGATTACAAAACAACGGCAATCTAAAAGCGCAAGTAAGCCAATGGCGGGTAAATTTGGAGCCAATAACCACTTATCAAAAGCGGTTTTAATGCTTAAAAATGGCGTTGTTATTAAAGAATACCAATCTATAAATTTAGCAGAAAGGGACGGTTTTAATAATTCGCTAATAGTTAGATGTTGCAAAGGATTACGCAAAAAACATAAAGGTTATGAATGGAAGTATAAAAGGTAGGATTATCAGACCGGAGGCGGAAAAATCCCGTTTGATTTTGCCCCGTGTCGGACAAATAAAAATCGGAATGAAAAACGCCAACGGATACCCGCAAAGCGTGGATTATTTCATACCAACGGGAAAGTATGCCGGGTTATTTACACAGGCATACGGCGAAAAACCCCAAACAATTCAAATCGTTTTCCCGGACGACGACCCGGCGAAAGTATGCAACGAGCGGTACGAGTACCGGGACGACGACGGACGATTGATTGCGGCGGGCGACGGCGAAACGTTCCAAGTTTGGGACGGCAAAAAGTACGAAACATTGACAACGGAGGAATACCCGAATTTGATGTTGGCTATTACCAAGCGTTACCCCAATCGGAAAAGCAAACAGGACGGACACGACGGTTGGGAAATTACGTTGACATTGAATTTTATTGTACCGTTGGTACGTGGCGTTGCCGGGGTATGGCAGTTTTCAACAAAGGGTACGGCGTCCACAATCCCGCAAATCCGGGAAACATTCGACGGTATGTTGGCGGAACGGGGATTTTGTAAGGGAATTATATTTGATTTGAACGTACAATTTGCCACGACCCAAAAGCCCGGCGACAAATCCCGTTTCCCTGTTGTTTCATTGGTTCCGAACGAAAGCCCGGACAATGTTTTAAGAGTGCGCAAAGCGTGGGAACCTGTTAAACAATTGGAGGGCGGGAAAAATGATTAAACCTAAATTTACGCCGGAAATAGGCGAAACAATTAATATCAATCGTCGCAATCATTTTAATATTACGGCAATATGTGTTGAAGATACCGAAAGGGATTGTAATGTATGTGTTTTGGATAGTTTCCCGGATATATGCAAGCGTTGTAATTGTGGGGTTGATGTAAGAACGGACGGAAAAAGTATAATATTTAAAGAGATTGATAATGACAATAAGGAATAGCAATTTTATAACCATATTAGCCCCAATGATTACGAAACTTAAATTGAAAGGTAACGAATTGTTGGTTTTCGCTTTGATACATGGTTTTAGTCAAGACGGCGAAAGTCGTTTTAAGGGTTCATTGCGGTATCTTATCGAATGGACGGGATTAGATAAAAGCACGATTATTAAGTTGCTCAAACAATTAGTTGATAAGCAATATATTAATAAATTTGAGTACGAAAAAAATAAGGTGCGTTATTGTGAATATACGTCTAATTATTGGGTTGCTTTGGAGCGGTTGGAAAATCCAACCACCCCCC